CGGCCAGAAAAAGATTGTATGCAGGTTCCAGGCTGATTGATTGCTGTCGCCGTCGCAGACGCTGCGCCGCTCGAAAAAGTTATGGTTGGTGCTGACGTATAACCTGTTCCTGGCTCCGTAATCGTGATGGCTGTAACAACGCCGCTTGTAATAGTCGCCGTCGCAGTTGCTTGGACGCCTCCAACTTCATTGGGAGCACTAATCGTTACCGTCGGAGCGGCTGAATATCCCGATCCACCTGATGTGATCGTAATGGTGCCGACCGAACCGACCCGAACGAGATTCGTCCCGTCGAACGTAGCGTATCCATAAGTTGTGTCAATGATGAGCACTCGCTCATTCTTCCATTGACTGATCTGAGTACGGGTTCCGCTAAACGTGCCTGAGCTAGCCAGGGTGATCGGTGCGGTAGGGGTTTCCAAGCTGACATACTGCGCACCTCCATTGGTGAAGAACGCAAACATGTAAGCGACACCGCCAATATTGGCTGGTGCCATGTAATGCACCGTGCCGCCCCAACTGAAATTTGTACTGCTGTAAGTAACGCGCTTTTCTTTAGGTATGACCTTCAGGTTTGAGTACCCGATAGGCATCACGTTCTCTATCCAGGCAAATTCATTTTCCTGAATGGCCGTGCGATTGGCCTTGGTGTTAAGCCCTTTGAAATCCTTGGTAACGTGGTAGGACTTCTTTTGCTCAACAGCAGCCATGATTACTGAACCGAGTAAGGCGTTGGTAGACGGCGCGTGAAGCTCGAATTAATCGCTGCCAGCAATTGCTTCTTGTACTCGGCATTGAAGATTTCTGCTTCACCGTAGGATTGTTCTTTGTACTTTGCCTTATAAGCCGCATAAAACGCAACAGGCGAGGTGTATGGCTCAAGAATCACCTCAGTCTGCGAATCTGATGTCAAAGGCACTGGCAAGAGGATGGTATCCACCTCAATCACATAGACCTGATCAGGCACTGGGCCAAAGTAAATCTCATTCTGCCCGTATCGCGTAAACGCAATAGGCCTACCTGTGTAGTTCTGCCAAAACCGCAACTCAGCATTGAACTGCGTCCACGACATGTATCGCAATGGTATGCGCGTATTACCCCAGTACAGGTTGATATTGAGGATGTCGAGAATCTGCTCTGCCCATGAGGGCAGTGTCAGTGTCGAGATGTTGAGTGTTTCAACCGAGGTGGTGGTAGCACCCGTCAGGATATTGCGCAGACAACCGGTGTCACGGACAACTCGATGCCGAGCACCATTGATGTAATCGGTTAGCTCGGTGTCTGTCCAGAAGTTGCCAGCAGCATCATGCAGCAGTCTTCTAACTTCTGCGATATACCCTGAGTAGGTTGCCATTTATGCCTCATCGCTTGTCTGGGGCTGGACTTTGACCCCAGCTCGCCCACGCGGAGCGGGAGGGGCTACTCGTTCCACCAACACGGCTGATTGTTGGTCGGGTTTTACTGGAGCGTCCGTAAAGGTGAACTCAGCAAGGCGAGCCATCGCTTTATCGTGGTCGGTGTTCATTTTTAACCAACCTAAACGCACCAAGTATTGATACTTATTGTCGTCGCCATACCCAAAGATATGTCGCGCAACATGAGGTTCGATTTGTACGCTTTTGCCTGGAGGAAACTCAAACCACTGATCGACGTACTTGGCGACCAGTGGCTGAGAGCCTTTGTTTGTAACAAAGATCATGCTTCTAAAATATCCCCGTAAACATATACATCCGCTGTTGCTGCAGCACCTTGAGCGGTGGTGAGCGATAAGTATAAGTTGGGAATGCTTGATTTCACTGTAGTGCTTGCACTGCTTGTCGTACTAAGCGTGAGATCAAGGAAAAGCGCTGACGTTGTAAGCGAGGAGTAAGCCTGGGCCGCTGCAACAACCGCTGTACCACCTTTGCTAGCAGCGGTATAAACGCCGCCAGCAGCCGTGGTCAAAGAGATTGAAGCATTCGTCACCACAATGCGCCGAAGAATAAACTTCGACGGATTGCTAAAGATGGTGATTTGCTGATCGGCGGTGGAATTCATGTTCGCGCCGATCAACTTCCCAAGCAGGATGCCTCCAAACTGCTGCGGCAATAGACTACCGACTTTGTTTGCATCCATGCTTTACTCCAATTACGAGTTGTAGGTGCCAGAAGCAGCCTGACCGCCATTGACGGTCAAGAACAGTGCCGTGACAGTACCAGAGGTCGAAACGATCTTCACGTTCTGACCATCAGAAACCATCATGCCACCGGTATTGGCTGCAATTACATCGGCCCAAGCGGAACCGTTGTAAGCCTGATACTTACAGTTTGCGACGGGATAGATGACGTACAGACCTGCTGGCAGCGTGTAATCAGTGCCTGCCGTTACCGATTGGGTAACGTAGTCAAAATACGCGCCATCAGCATCGCTGGATAAGCCGCTAACGATGATTTTATTAAGTGCCAATGCCATGATCGACTCCTTACAGCGTGAGTGAGTTAAGGCCGGTCACTTTGGTCATGCTCTTAGGCTTCGTGCTCACCATTTCTGCAATGGTCAACACAGCGCCAACATAACCAATCTGCCAGTTAGGCAGCGTGGACTCAAAGCCGGTAAACGCAAACTCAGCCTGATCGTGAATGTACATGCTGAGGTAGTTCGAGTTCAGCAAGTACAAAGTGCCTTCTGGGCAATAGGGATCAGGATAAATCGGGACACCTGCAACCATGAGCGCACGGAAACCAGACGTTGGGCCTTCTTCACCGCTAGCAAAGTTGCTGCCAGGGGTGATCATGTAGGTTTCTTGGCCTACAAAGTCTTGCGCCAACAATGTCCAAGTGCCAAAGCCGCAAACGCCAAAGGAAGGCACCTCTGCACCGTTTTTCACCGTTCCAGAGATGTACTGGAGGATGTTTTGACGAGTTGGGTTAACCGAACCTGCAGCGTACTCTTTGGAACCCCACCATGCGTAGGTTGAACGGCTAAGACCACCATAAGTGCCTGCCGAATCAACTGCAATGGGCAATCCAGTGAATTGCTGCGCGTTGCTGGTGTTGTTGTACAGCGCCGTTGCCATTGCATCCATCATGACGTTGGTCGCATCGTTCATGCGAGCCTCAATCAAAGGAATAACAGCGTAGTCTTGCTGTACAGCACCTTCCATACCGAGGAAAGGAACTGGAGCGATCATCAACTTAAGGTTGAATTCAGCGTTGTAAGCACCCTGCATGACGCTAGGCTGTGCAAACGAACCGCTGTAGTCCGACCATTGTGCGTTGACAAACTGGGAACCCTGAACGGGCACGGTTACAGACGACACACCGCCAGAGGCAGTCTGCGAGTTTGCAAGCAATGCAGCAAGCAGGGGAGTTGAGTTATAAAGCTGGACAACCAGTTTCGGGATGAAAGCCCTACGGGTAACGTAGGTCAGTTCATTGTACTGACTGGTGCCTGCTGTCGGGATAATACCGCCACCAATAGGCATGATAGGTTCCTTTTAAGAAACAGACCTAATTAACGAAGTCCAATCGGGCGAGACTGGTTTCCCTGTCTTAGCTCGTTGAGTGCACTCGCCGCTGCTTCCCTAGCCGCTGCCGCAGGATTCTTCAAATACTTCTGAAAGTCATTGACCTTAGAGGTAATTGGAGAATTACTGAATGCAGGAGTAGGCTTATCAGCCTGGCGCATCCAGTTGTAATACTCAGCAGCCGATTCGTGATTGCTAATGCCTTTTTCAATCATCAATTTCTCGATGGCTTTGACATCATCATCCGATTCAGCAAGACGTTTCTCCTTCAACGTATTTCTACGCTTTTCTAACTCAGTACGAGCGTCCTTTTCTTTTAATTTGGCTTCAAGTTGGGCAATGCGCTGCTGCTGTGCGTCAATTGCTTTACTTGTCCGCTCTTCAATTTCAAGTTCAGGAACAGGAAGGTCGGGATGGGCCTGTTTTGTCAGTTTCAAAAACTCCTTTCGGGTTTTCGGATTCTCAGCCAAGGCTTTCGCCAGGGCGGCAAGCTCATCACGGGCGTCGGGGGTAAGGTTTTCTAGCGACATTGTTTTTTCAGCCGTTCAAAACAATTAATTAAATGACACGCTTGGTGTCACCAGGTTTGGAGAGCGTCATCTGGTTTTTAGTAACCTTGTTGGCGCCACTCAAGCCACCAAACGGCTCATACCGAGGTGGGTTGTAAATCTGACCATTCTTTTGCTGGTTGTCCGTCGGGCGACGGATTGTTCCAGCACGGGGTTTGAACAATTCCATCTCTATCTCCTAGATAGGTAAGGGTGGGTTTTGAGTCCCAGGGGTTGGAGCCGCAGCCATTGCTCGCATCTCAGCCGACGCGCCACCAGCTTGAGGCAGGGTTTGAATCATTTGCATGATTTCAGAAGGTACTAACTCTTTGGCTTTGTAATCCATCTCACCGAAGGCCGATCCAATCTTTCCTATGGCATCTTTCAGCGCTTTTTGCTCAGGCGAGCCATCAGGAAACTTCTGCATGGCACCCATCAACATGCCCATACCAAGCTGCACATCAATGCGGCCTTGCATTTCCTCACCCTTTTTGGGTTCCGGCGTAGACATAGGGGAAGACATGGGAGGTGACGAAGCGCCAGACAGTGCCGGTTTCTTTTCTTCACCTTCTTCGCCTTCAGTGCCTTCCTCTTCAACCTCGATTTCCATCGAAGATTTGCCGTTTTTGGCACCGCCGCGAATCAACTTCATTAATTCTTCTGCGCTAACAGCCATATTGAGTCCTTTCAGGGCGGTTTGTACTTCCTTACCGACCGTCTGTCAAGCGATTAACGGCGTGATGGCCGTGCGTAACGTAGCATTTTGCGTTGCATCATGAGAAACGACCTCCTGCGCGTTGATAACCCGTGCGATTCATCGTCGCACGACCATAATTGAGTTGCGGGGTGCGATAAATCTGTTTTAACTCGGATTTACCGGTTCTTGGCTGGTCATTTTGGAAGGAATAACGGTCAGAGCCGCCACTTGAGCCTCCAGAACCGCCATTCATGTTGGAATTACCGTTTGTCAGCATAAAAACCTCTACATAGCAGGTGGTGCGGAGCCTTCAGGCGTTGGTTGCTGCTGTTTTTGCATTTCTTGCGCTGCTTGCTGGGCTTGCTCCATTTTTCGGAGGTCTTCCTTGAGCAATTGCTTCATCGGAGGCTCCAAAATGTCAATCAAACGCTCTTTGGTGATGGCGCCACGGTCTGCAAGTGCAAATGCAAGGCTTCGCAGGTCTTCTGTAAAGATCGGTGAGTTGGAATGAGCATCCACTTTCACCACAAAGTCCTTAGTAAACTGGTTTGCAATGAACTTATCACCCTGATCATCCGTGTAAATGCGATCAGAATAGGCTTGCATAGCTTTTAAGTACAGCGTTGCCATCTTTTCTAGCGCATCTTCAATAATCAATGCACGTTTTTTGGCCCTCGAAGAGCCTAAACGAGCCAATTGTGAGGCGTGACCAGCACTTCTAACACCTGATTCACCCCTGCCTTGCAACACATTGACAATGCCAGAGGCTTCCTCAAACATCTGATCAATCTCTGCAATCTCTCTAAAGAGATCATTCGGTATAGACGGCGCCATTTGCTCAACCTTGGCATTAGGCATGTCAGTAGAAAGCAAGCCACCAACACGGTTAAGCGCAAAGTTCTTCTCATCAAGCAAGCCTGTGAAACCAATAAGCGCTGTAGGCGGTGATACTTGCTTGGATAAGAGGTCAAGAATCTCTTGCATCCGCTTATTGCGCATGTCTTGCAAGAAAACAAGCCTTGCAACTTCAGAGATCCCCCAGTAGTAATCGTACTGCGGGGTTGGGCAGAGCTGAATAAAGGGTAATTCACCCTTCAAAAACATGCTTTCGCCTGAGCGGTCATAGATGATGACATTCGGGTCAGCAATGGTGACGCACTGATAGTCCTCAGTCATGTCATTCCAGACCCATAACTCAGTCATCTTGATCGTGTCTTCAGCAACCCGTGCCTTGTATTGCTGCATACCAGCAATATTGAGGTTCACATTACCGTACATCGTGGGGTCAGTCGCAGACAGGATCAAACGCTGAATGCCATCAGGCACTTGGTTCTCTTGGCTTTGCCCCATTTGCAAGCGAGCAAGCAGTGCCTCACGTTGCGGATGCGAGTAAAGCCTGGCGTATAACTCAGAGCGTGTGATGTAGTAAATCTGAATCAACGCTTCTTGGCGATCTGTGTGCGGCGTATCTTCTCGATACACGCCAATACACCGCGGATCAACCATGTAAGGGTGCAAGCCATTCTTCTGAATGAGCTTAATGAAGGTGGAGTTGTAGCAAAGCGCCCAGTTCAGCGCTTGGGCAAAGACTTGATCAGCGTTGCTGTTTAACCAATCGTCATTCAATGCGCCAGTAAGCGAAGGAATCTTGGTTTGTTCGTGCTTATTGACTGAGGCGCCAAGCGAAATCGTAAAACGTGTGGTTTCTGCTGAGTAGAGAAAGGAGGAGAGCTGGTCAATGTGCGGGTAAATCTTGTTGTAGTACGCAGGCGGTGCATCCAATCCCGCGCCAAAGAGATAGTACGAGCGCAGCGAGTCATAAGTTCCCGTGCGCTCCTGAATGCTGACGGAGCACTTATCTACCAAGTCATTGTAGAAATACTCTCTCTGGATGGGATCGTCAGGAATTCTCATGTAGGCAACTTTAAGTTCTCATGATCACGAATGACCACCGAAGGCGTTGGTTTGCGCAATGCTATACCACTTTCTTTAACCGCAGACAAGCCCCCAACCGTTTCTCCGCGTATCGAATTCAGATTGTAGTTGCCTAATTGTTTGGGGTTACCCCACTGCACGGCAAAAGGATTCTGTGGTTGTGAGGCTTGTTTATTGCCAAGCAGGGCATGTTGTTGATGATCACCTTCACGTGAAGACTTGATGTCACTCATGCCGTAATCCTTGGCTAATTCTCTGAGCGTGGTGTCAGCATGTTTGGTTGAATCAGACTTCATACCAACGGCTTGCAAGAAAACCATCTGGACTTCTGATGTACATCCATGCGGGCATACAGGCTCTCTGCTTTCAAAAAAGCCATGTGCGGGACATTTGTAATCATGAACGACTGCCATAGTTTCTCCTTAGTTGCTGGTCAAGATTAGGGCGTTGATAGTCTTGTGCTTTAGGGCGAATGCCAAGGTCTAACTTAAAACCGCTGCCATCATAGGTAAGCAGTCTTCTTCTCACCATCTGTGGCTTGGGTTGCTTTCTGAATTCCACATACTTCTTGCCAGCCTTGATCATGACCGCAACATCGCCATTAATCCAATGCTCATAAGCACGGTTCACACGCGTCTGTACAAGCTCTGTGAGTGGGTATTTCCCATTGAGAAACACATCTCTTAGGTGCAAGGGATCAAGGCCACATAGCTCGGCAAAAAGAGCAATGGAAATACCGCGTTTTTTATCACGCATAAACGCAGGAATCACTTCCATCATCTGACGCTTACTGAGGCCCAACGCCAATCGCCTTTAAGTAGTTGTTGATTTGCTTATCCACCACTGGCACTTGCACGGGTGTTATAGCCTCTTCTTTGCGATCACGCGTCATACGCATTTGCAGCAACCTTGGCATGAGTTGCTCGGCAAAGGCCACGCATCCAAGGGCAGTTGCAATCACACGATCATCCTTATTGCGCCCATAGGCAGCAATGGAACCCTGATCTCTCACAATGGATTTCATCTCTTCAAGTAAATCCATTGAGTAGACATTCATCATCCCGCGTTCAAAGTAATCTTTGAAGTAATTCAGCATCCGTTCTTTTGATGAATGCGTGGTGAGATAGCCAAGCGAGTTCGAGACACCACCCAGTGAATCATTACGCCGCCAAAGGTAATGCTGCATGTGCGATAAGACGTCCATTAAGCCTCTTGCCTTGCGTGGTTCCATCGTTTGTGCCTGACGTTTAAGGTTGCGCATCTCATTGATGACCGCCTGACCTGGCCCATTCACTTCTAAGTTGAGGGTGGAGTTCTTATAAGCCCCTGCCAGGTAGCAGACAACCCAAGCGAACTGGTAGGTGTTGAGTTCAGAGGTAGCGAATTCCGCAACTTGATCAAGT